AACTGATTTGTAATCAGTGGGTTGCAGGTTCAACTCCTGTCACCAGCTCCAAAAACAAACGCACGAACGATTAAAACAAATCGTACGTGCGTTTTTCTTTTTGCTTGAAATTCCTTAAAATCTCCTGAATGAACGTGACAATCTAACAAACAATCTAACAAATCAATACTTCATCTTTCGCATTTCCTGCAACAGATAATCCGGGTCATTGTGGGAGACGTACTTGTTTGCTGTGGTGGAGAAATTTTTGTGACCCAAGATGGCTTGCACGGCAGTCTTTTCCAGGCCGCACTCTACCATCTTGCTGCTGGCCGTGTGGCGCAGCGTATGCGGATGCACCCCCTCTATGCGGCACTCCTGCATCAAGGCCCGAAACTTTGTAGCCACGTTGCGCTTGTCCAACTTTGTACCGGCTTTGGACGGTATCAGCCACTCACAGCCGCTGTCAAGCATCCAAAAGGCAATGATTTTGTAAATGGGGTCCAAAATAGGGATAATGCGGTTTTTGCCCGCCTCGGTCTTCTCGCCGCCCTGCATATACCGCTCTTTTAGATGCACATCGTCGCAGCGCATGGAGAGCAGCTCATCGATACGCATACCGGTGTAGAGCAACACCATTGCGATTTGTGCTGTCTGCCCAAGCTTCGGGTCGTCTTGTCGGCTGCTGATCCGCTCTATCTCTTGAGCGGTCAAGGTGCGCTCTGCCTTGCCTGTAGCCGCCGGGAGCTGCAGCAGCATGGCGTAATTTTTGTTTATGATGTCCTGCGCCATTGCCCACTCGCAGATCTGGCTGAAAAGTGTGCGCTGCTTTTCGCAGGAGCTGCGGGAGAGGCCCTTTTCCACCATCTGATCAATCACCTGTTGATAGTCTGCGGCTTTTAAGTCCCGGAGCTGTCGGTCATACAGCGGCGCAGCCTTTGCATAGGCCAGCTCATAACCCTTTTTCATATCAGTGCTGAGCTTGTCAAATTTGGGCTGCGCTTTCCATTGGGCATAGGCATCCGCAAAAGTGCATTTCAGACGCGCTGCGGGGGTGTTCTGGGCGTTGTAAGCGTCCAGTGCTTGTACCGCTTCGCCCGGAGTCGCAAACGTCCCCAGAACGTCTCGCTTGGCTGTCAGGGCCACATACGGTTTTGACCTCGTCCCGCTCAACTTATATACACTGCCGCTGCCCTTTGGGCGGCGGCGCTTTTTTCTTTGCTGCGGGGAGGCTTCGGGCTGCTTCTTGCCGCAGTATGGGCAAAAAGATGCATCATCCGGTATTTCCCGACGGCAGCAGGCGCGAATGCATTTCAAAGCTCTTCACCTCGCTTTGCGGTATAGTCGGCCTCGCCGCTCTTCGCGGCCTCTTTTCCCGCCTGGTATGCCGACTGCAGCAGACTCACCGGAGGCTGGACTTCCCACGGGATCGGGTCTGTTCCTGTAGCCACGGCAAACCCGTAATTGTCCAGTATTTGGCCGCAGACGGATACCTTGTTTTGCAAGGGAGTATGCAGATTCGCGCACACCTCAGCAAACACCGCCGGTGGATAGCTGCCATGTCGGCCCAAAAGGATAAACAGCACCATCTCTTTTACAATTCGCGGCGCTGTGCGAAAGTATTCTGTAAGCGCCTCATCCAGCTCTTCGTCTGATTTGCGCTGTACGGGCTCTTTATAAAGTTCTGGGTGCAGCATTTCTTGCATGGCGGGGAGCGGAGAAGTCCCGCAAGCCTCGAACCAGTCCATTATCTTGTCAGCTGGTGGGCTGGACGCTCCGCACTCCCAGCTCTGGATCGTAGCCTTTCCCTTGTTGATCCGGCGGGCCATGTCGACTTGGCTCAAGCCTGCCGCGACTCTGGCCCGCGCCAGTGCGACACCAAGCTTTTCCGCAGTAAAGTAGCTCATCAATTATAACCTCACAAATTTCCATGCCATAAAAACAAAAAGTGACATGGGAAAAACCCATGCCACTCGACAGAGCGGAAGTCCTTCAAGTTTTCCCATAAAATGGTAAAATCTAAAACAAGTTGGACAAATTGAACAAAAACAGAGGTGAAATAAAATGGATTTCGAGCAAAGAAACGGTAAAGAAAACAAAATGACCATCATTGACGGGATGCCTGCCACCATTTTGACCGGCACGGCCCGAACACCTGAACCTTGGGAGGACTAAAGATGGACAAGATGAAGCTGTTTTGCACCCACATCCGCGCCGCGCTGGCCTGCTATGAGGATATGCCGCCCGAGGGACAGGCTCGGGCTCGACTTTTTGTGATCCGCAAGGCCGGGGACATCCGGCAGCTCAAGGCCGCAGCAGACGCGCCCGGTGGGGAGCTTGCTGCTGACCTGTTGCAAAAATTGCAACAACCTTGCAACCTCGAATAATATCGCGCATATTTTGCGCGTTGTTCGCGCAAAACGCGCGTGTTTAGCAAAAAGTCAGCGTAAATTTCAGCGATTCAGCGCAAATGCTAAATTTTTCGCGCATTTTTGCGCGATTAAACGCACTTGACGCATTACAATCAACGGTTGTATAATGCGGTTGTGAACGAGTTACAAGCCCAATAGTTGAGCCTTCTTGGCATTGTACTCTGCCTCCGTAACAGCTCCCATATCCAGCAGTTGCTTAAACTTCAAAAGCTCATCGGCGGCGCTTTGGACAGCCGCAGCGGCAGCCTGCGGCTTCTCCTGGCTGACTTTGCAGCTCTTGAGAAACGCGGTCATTCCGCCGGGATAAACCGTTGTCGGCAAGCTGCTTTCGCCCAGCGGAAGCACAAAGTGGATAGATACGCTCTCCTTACTGCGACCCTTGCGGGTCTCTGTTTTGGCAGTGGCGGCGCCCACGATTGCACCCACAGGACCGGCAACAGCTGCACCGATCACGGCCCGGCCAATGCCACCCTTGGTCTCCGTCACTGTCAGATCGTCTGGCGCGTCAGATTCATAACCGGCGACTTCATCAAAGCTGTAGATCATTCCAGGGTCTTTATCGCCACTGCGGTGTCCAATGCAAAACAGCCGGTTGGGTTTGTCAATCGAAACAAAGAGCGCGTCGCCATCATAGACGGAATCGGTTTCTTTGAACACCTTCCGACGCTGTTCCAGCGTAGCCCAGTAGTCCGCAAGTACAGCTGTCGACTGCTTTGCTGCCCGGACGCCCAATTTTGAAAAGAAAAAGTTACTGCATCCGGCGCAAATCGGGCCGTCTGCGCTTTTCTCGCGGTTCAGCAGACCCAGCTTGCCGCCGCATACCGGACAGGCATTTGCCATAATAAGCACCTCACATATACAAAAATAGGCAGCCAACCAGCTGCCGAAAAACTAAATTATCAAAGAAAATGCCAAAGGAGGAAAATAAAGTGCAAGAAAGCAGCACAAAGTTTGCAAATTGTGGTACAATGGAAGAAAAAGAAAAGCGCCGCCTCAAAGCTTTATTTTCTTCTCTGTCGGCACAGGAAAAACAAGAGGTGCTTTCCTATGCGGAAAGCCTGCTCAACAGCAGAAAGGAGTAAATCTGTGGATAAGTACGAGATTGAACTGGGCCGGTACAAAACCAGAATTTTTGCTCTTCTGGCAACGGAAGCGTCCGGCCTGCCCGGAATCAAAAGCGAAGAGTGCGCAAATTGCGACCAACGGTGCTCTCTTGAAATCGGGTGTTACTGCTTCAACTACGGATGCGGAAAGGGCAAGACCACGGAAGAGCTGCACGAAGCATTCGACCGCGTTTGTGATGCCCTTAAAATTTCTGGCCGAAGATGGACACCAGCAAATCCAATGCGGCCTGAAGTATTTGATTCTCCCGATCTGCTCGAAGTTCTTGAAGATAGGCTTCTCCAGTTAGCGGAAGAGAATAAATGTACTCGCTGGGAAGAAAACCACCCACCCCGTCAGGAATGTACTCTTTGCGGAGTTCATCAATCAGACCGCGGCTCTTCAAATTCTGAATGTACCGATTCTGGCCGTTGAGACTGAAATCCTCGCCGGAAATGAGACAGACTTCGTGCTGGTTCATTTTCCCGTTGTGCTTCTCCATATATAATAGGAGAGCTAGGCTCTTTTTGTCCAAAAACTCAGCCATTGGAGTTTTCCTTTCTTGAAGCAACCTTAAATTTTGCATATTGCAACACGTCAGCAAGCTCCTGTTCGGTCAACTGATCGAGCACGGCGTTGAATGCTGCATCCAGCCCACTCCCTTCACCGGGGGTGGGCTTTTCTTTTTGCTCTTCTCCCATAAGCTCTTCAATGGAAATTTGTAGAAAATCAGACACAAGCAATAGCTTATCTTTCGGCGGATAGCGCTTTCCATTAGCCCATTTTCCTACTGTTCCGTTGGCGAATTTCAAATCTTTCTCCATTTTTGTAATGGAACTTCCTTGATTTTTACACGATACACGGATGAATTTCACTAGTTCAGGCAAAGAACGCATAAAAACTCCTCCAATAGCCTAATTTTCTATTGACAACTAGAAAATTAGGCTATATAATAGAGAGCGTAAGGGGCAAACAAAACCAAAGCCCCTGACAATATTATATCGGGCAGACGCTAGATTTTATTCGCTGTGTACCTCGCAACTACATAGTAGCATATTTTCTAGTGATTTTCAAGCCCGGAAAGGAGAATTGCTAGTGAATGTTTCAAAAATCGACCAGTTTTGCAAGTTGCACGGACTGAGCCGCACCGATCTGGAGGCGGCGGCAGGACTGAGTAACGGCGCAATCGGGAAGTGGGAGCGCTCGATTTACGGCCCCAGTATCTCGCAGCTGCTCAAGCTTGCAAAGTATTTCAAGGTCACGCTGAACGAGCTTGTGCTCTACGATGAGGAAGGAGGAAAGCCTGAATGAACGGCATTTCAGGCTTGAGAGGAGGACAAAGACATGGAGCGCATGAGCATCGACCAAATCAAATCCGCAGCAGACCCGGTGGCTGCTTGCAAAGAGCAGATTCGCCGCTGGAAGATCTCCTACTCCCGCTACTGCGGGAGCCGTAAGGGCGGGATGTACTACGAGAGACACATTAAAGAGTTGTACGAGCTGCTGAAAGAGCTGGAGGGCTAAGGGGTGATGGACGTTTACGAGATCGCAGCTCGGGGCAGGCGCATCCGGGAAGTAGCTGATGCGGACAGCGTTAGTTATGTTGTACCCACAAGGGGTTACAACTGGTTCCGCTGGAAGGGATGCCGCCGGTCTGGCCAGTGGATTCACGGCGCGGAAGCTGAGACGCATTGCGATGCACTGCAAGTCTACGACAATGGCACATGGCACCCGGTCGTTGCTTTTTCTCACGGTTATATGGGCCCGGCGGCAGACTACACCGTGGCCGGCGTGAAGGTGTTTAAGGAGGCGTGAATCATGGAAGAAGTAAAGAGCCGCCGTCACACTCTGACGGACGAAGAGGTGTAAGCATGGCAAACATTCAAATTTTCACAAGCCCCGAGTTTGGGGACATCCGCACGGTAGACCAGAACGGCGAGCCGTGGTTCGTGGGCAAGGACGTCGCGGCGGCGCTGGGATACGGCGAAGGCAAGTCCCTCGCAAACGCCGTTTCCAACCACGTTGACGAGCAAGACCGTTCGGTCACCGAAATGATGACCGAAGCGGGAAAGCGCAACTTCGTTGTTATCAACGAGTCCGGCCTGTACAGCCTGATTTTTGGCAGCAAGCTGGAAGGGGCCGTGCGGTTCAAGCGCTGGGTGACAAGCGAGGTGCTGCCCGCCCTGCGCAAGACCGGTAGCTACATGATGCCCAAGCTCAGCAAGGAGATGCAGGCACTGTTTATGCTGGACAACCGCACCCAGCGGCAGGAAGAGCGGCTCACCGCGTTGGAGAACACCATGACGGTGGATTACAACCAGCAGCGTGTGCTGCGCAAGGCCATCAGCCGGGCCGTCATTGGGGCGCTGGGCGGCGAGGACACCCCGGCCTACATCGACAACCACGTGCGCAGCAAGGTGTACAGCGAGTGCAACCACGATGTGCAGGACTGGTTCCGGGTAAACAGCGTGGGCAACATCCCCCGCAAGCGCTTTGACGAGGCGGTGGAGTACATCCAGCGCTGGAAGCCCAGCACCAACACCGTGATGCTGATCCAGCAGACCAACGGCCAGACCAGCCTGTTTGCCGCAGCCGCTGCCAAGAAGAACACCACCACCGCTGGGAAGTTTGTTAAGGAGGCGTAAGCATGAGTGAGAAAATCATCGCCTACAAGGCCATGGACAAAAATATGCAGTGCCGTGGCAAGCAGTATGAGGTGGGCAAGACCTACCATGAGGACAAAGCTGACTGCTGCCGCGCTGGTATGCACGCCTGCGAGAACCCGCTGGATGTGCTGCACTACTACCCGTTGAAGGATGGCCCGCGCTTTTTTGAGGTCGAGTGCGGCGGGAGCGTGGATAAAAGCAAAGAGGACAGTAAACTGGCCTGCACTGAGCTGACGGTGAAAGGCGAGGTGAGTTTTGCGTGGCTTGTAAAAGCTACGGTGAATGCCGTTTTTAATCGGGTGAAGGGCAAAGAGCCTTTTTCCAGCGGCGATTCCAGCACGGCGGGTTCCAGCGGCGATTCCAGCACGGCGGCAGCCACTGGGGCTTATTGCAGAGCAAAAGCAGATGGAAAAGACAATATCGCCGTCGCAAACGGCGCGCACAGTAAGGCACGGGGCATTCTGGGCTGCTATCTTGTGCTGACCGAGTACGACGATGACGGCAATATGCTGTGGGAAAAGATGGCAAAAGTAGATGGAGCCCACATCAAAGAAAACGTCTGGTACACGCTCAAAAATGGTGAGTTCGCGGAGGCGGAGCCGTGAAAAAGCACTGCAAAACCAAATTGAAAGAAAGGAGGAGTGCGGCAGTGAAGAAGAGCATGGGAATTGCAGAGTGCTGCCAGATCATGCGTGATAACGACATTTCTGTGAGCGAGCCGATCTTTACCGGTATGATTCAGGCCGGCAGCTTCCCGGCATGGGCGGTGCCGTCTATTGACACCAAGAGCGCCGCCCCGCTGATCTCCCGCGCCGGTTTTATGGCGTGGGTGAAGGACTTTTACAAGCTCGAAAAGGTTTATACAAAGGAGGAACCAAGAGAATGAAACTCAAATCGTTTGTCGCCACCGGCACGGTAGGTCTGCTGGCCATTATCGGCGCGGTGCAGGTGGTGCGCTTGGCCTGCTCTTTGATGGCTGTTGCGCTGACCTACTGGGGCGGCTGGGACATCGCCGAGGCTGCGCATGCCGCGCCTTGGATTATTGTTGCATCCACTGCCGGGCTGACAATGTCGTTTTATGGGATGCATGAGGACAACAAACGATATAAGCACAGCGGCTACGGCAAAATCGTCCGCAACCATGCCCGGAATCCGGAGTATCCGCAGGATGAGGAGAAGGGCGCATGAAGCTGGAAGAGCTGATTCGGCAGCAGGCCGAAGAGCACCTGAAAACAGCCACACGGCTTGCAACGGAGTCCGCGCTCACGGGAGACATCTGGCTGCGGCACATCCATCGGGATGAAGCTCAAAAACAGCAGGCTTCATTCTGCTGCCATGCTTACCATAAAGGAGATTCTGGCAGATGCGATAAACTGGTTTTTGCCGGTTTTGACCCCGTGTTATCAAGTGTGCAGGCTCAGCATTGGGCGGACGAAAACTGGCCGCTTTATGACCATATCGACGTCTTGGATTCTTCGGGCCGCAAGATTTACGGGAGGTAATACACATGAGTCAGACGTTAGCCCGCAGAGCCCGCATCAAAGACCTTTCCAATAAGGCCGAGGGCATTTTCCAGTACGTTGGGAACGACAATGTACTGTTCCGGCTCATCAGCACCGGCAACAAGCTCACCAGCGACGTCAACTATGCTGTGGCTCTGTTCACCGGCTTCGCCCGAAGCCATCAGCTGGGCAGTCAGGAGACCCGCCGCACAATCGACTCGATTTATCGTCGGGTCGGGGAACTCATGTGCCTCATCGACATCGTTCATGCCGCTGCTGGCGAAGAAATCATGCCTGAGCCGTATGAATCCATAGATTTTTGTTACATGACCGAGTACCGCACCATGCTACGGGAGGCCGTCATTCGTGGGATGCCGGACAACTACAAAGGCCCGGCGCAGAACCCCTACACTATCAGCCTTGTGCAGCCGGGCGTTGGCCACGGTAATGGTTACACACTGGACGAGTACGATGACGATTTCTTCGCCCGATTTACTCGCAAAGAAGAGCCGCGTGACCGGAAGCTCGTCTTCCGCTGCACTAAATCCGAGCTTGACGCCATCAAGCGTTATGCAAATATCATCGATATTAAATTTACCGAGGAGGAAATTCATCATGCCTGAGAAAAACCAGACCCCTATCGAGATGCTCAACCAGAATGCAGCTGTCTTCCAGAGTGTCGAGGCGCCTGCGCCTGTTGCACCCACTGCACCAGCTCAGCCGCCGCGTCAGAGCTACGCCGAGAAGGTGCAGGGCCTGACTGTGGACGAGCGCAACTGGATGCTTGCGAAGTCTAAAGCCGCCGCGATGGCGCAGCTTCCCGAGGGCTTCTTGCCCCAGACCTACACCGGCAATCCCGGCGCGTGCGCTATCGCCTGCGAGATGGCCCTGCGCATGGGCGTTTCTCATCTCTTTGTCATGCAGAACCTTTACGTCGTCCATGGTATGCCCACATGGAGCGGCAAGAGCTGCAAAGCCCTCATCGACAACAGCGGCCAGTTTGCAGGCCGCACCCGCTACCGCATGGAAGGCGAAGAAGGCACCGACAACTGGGGCTTCCGCCTGATCGGCGTGGACAAGCTCACCGGCGAAAAGGTTGAAGGTCCGAAAGTCACGGTCAAGATGGCAAAGGATGCCGGGTGGTGGAACAAGAATGGCAGCTACTGGCCCAAAATGACCGAAATGATGCTCAAGTACCGCGCCGCCGCTTACTTTGCCCGCGCCGAGTGTCCGGAAGTTCTGATGGGCGCAAACATCGACTATGAGGTGGGCGACGGCGACGCCGAGGAAGAGGGTGCTGCTCATGCTTAACATCGTAGCATTGATGGGCCGTCTGGTCTACGACCCGGAGCTCAAGACCACCCAGTCCGGCACCAACGTGTGCAGCTTCCGCATCGCGGTTGACCGCAGCTTTACCCGGCAGGGCGAAGAGCGCAAGGCCGATTTTATCGACGTCACCGCGTGGCGGCAGACCGCCGAGTTCGTCTCTAAGTATTTCCAGAAGGGCAGCATGATCGCCATCGAAGGCCGCTTGCAGACCCGTCAGTACCAGGACAAGAACGGCAACAACCGCACAGCTACCGAGGTTCTTGCATCGCAGGTGAGCTTTTGCGGCGGAAAGGCCGCAGAGAAGCCCTCTGTGCGTGATTTCGACCAGCAGACGGAAAATCATGTGCGCGAAGCAAACACCGCTCACAGCGCACCGCAGAAGCCTCAGAGCGTGCCGGAGTATTCGCAGGGCAGCGCAGACGACTTTTCGGTCATTGATGACAGCGAAGACCTCCCGTTCTAAAACGAAAGCTGCGCTATCTGGCTATACGGGCGTGCAAAGGAGGTGATTGAGTGGCACAGGACGATAAAAAGTCATTTGTGGCGTATCTGAGCTGGTTCGACGCGCTGGAAGAATACTCCGACGCAGAGGTTGGGCAGTTGATGCGAGCTCTTGCACGGTATGCCAAAACTGGAGAAGAGCCCGAATTTTCAGACCGTGGGATGCGTGGCAACTGGAAATTTATGTGCAGCGACGTAAAACGGGCGTCTGAAAAATGGGATGAAACCCGCAAGAAACGCAGCAACGCCGGAAAACGCGGCATGGCAAAGCGCTGGGGAAAGCCTGACGACATAACAAAAATAACAAACGATAACAATGTTAATGACGACATAACAAAAATAACTGTAGATGTAGATGTAAATGGAGATGTAGATGTAGATGGGGATGTAGATGTTGTAAAGCGCGATAACACCGCCGCCGTTGATATGGAGTTATCAAAAATCGTCCAGCATTACCAGCGGGCTATCGGCGACTTCCCGCGTTCGGCGCTGGAAAAACTGCAAAAATGGCGGCAGGAGTACAGCGCGGAGATGATTTTGCTGGCGATCGACAAGGCCGCAGAGGCCGGGAAGCGCTCGTGGAACTACATCAACGGCATCCTGTCCGGCTGGCAGCGGGACGGGATACGCACCCCGGGGGACGTGGCAGCGAATGAGCAGCGCCGACAAGAGCAGCCTCGCGGGAAACAAGCCACAGAAAGCACCGCAGAAGCATACGCAAATATTTTCAAGGGGGTGAAACCGTGACAGTGGAGATGATGACAAAGCTCCTTGCGGACGCTGAGGCCTATTTTGGACGGCCTCAGCCCGCAGAGAACCGCGCAAGCATCGCGGAGATCTGGGCGAACTCATCGCTCAAGGATGTGCCGGATGAGATGGCCTATAAGACATTCCACGAGGTGATTTCGGAGTGCAGCTGGCAGAGCCAGCTTCTCCCGGCGTGGAAAAAGGCCATCGAAAAGGCCCAGGGTGAGCAGATGATGGCGAAGCACTGCCTTGCTGCCCGCACCCAGATGCTCAAGTCCAGAGCGGAAAGAAAGCTTCTTGGACGGGAAAACCAGAACGGAGGACAAAATGCCTAGATACAAAGTTATCGTAGAGTGCAGCGGCCCGCACGGGAACGCTGCGGCCGGCATGGTGCGACCCTGAAAAGAACCCTCCGAAGGTCGAAACCGAAGTGCTGGTGCTGGTTGACTGTGGGAAAGGATACTGCATCACAACGGCCTTTTATGAGGACGGAACTGTTTCTCAGTACGAAAGCCTCTGGCAGTGGGAAGATGTCGATGATTACGGCATTTATGACGAAGAAGAGGGCTTGTATAGGCTCCAGAAAGGCTGGTGGGAATACCGCCACTTTACCCCGGATGATGCACTGGAATGCCCGATAGATAAGCCGGTTGTGGGCTGGATGCCGCTGCCGGAGAAGGTGCTGAAAAATGACGATGACGCCGTGTAAAGACTGCCCCACTCGGCACCCGGTGTGCCACGACACCTGCCCCAAGTACGCCGAATTCAAGCGTCAGCGCGGCGCAGAAGCAGCTTACACCCGAGAGATGCTGGACACAGGCAAGGTCTACCACTACGACCACGAGGACCGCCACCGGGAGCGTGGCCGCAAGAAGTACATGGGAGCGAACGGAGGAGCGGACAGATGAAAGTACTTATCGCCTGTGAGGAATCGCAGGAAGTATGCAAGGCGTTTCGGGCAAAAGGTCACGAAGCCTACTCCTGCGATATTCAGGAGCCGTCCGGCGGGCATCCCGAGTGGCATATTCTTGGAGATGCGCTCAAGGCTGTTGAGGGGGGGCAAGTCGTGACAATGGACGGCGTAACGCATGACGTTGGCAAGTGGGACTTGCTCATTGCACACCCGCCCTGCACCTACCTGAGCAATGCAGCAACACGCTCATTCAGCTTGCGTGTCACCCCAGCGGAAAAGGTTGTTGCTCGGTGGGCAGAGCGTGTAAAAGCCGTAATTTTCTTTATGCAGTTCATGCTGGCTGATGTCCCCAAAATTGCAGTTGAGAACCCTGTGGGCATCATGAACACAGCGTACAGAAAAGCCGACCAGATCATTCATCCGTACTACTTTGCCGAAAGCGAAGAGGACACGGAAAACTATCACACAAAGCGCACTTGCCTTTGGCTGAAAAACCTGCCGCCTCTGGAACGGAAAAACAACTTCCCACCGCCAGAGCCCGTGTACGTCTCAAATGGGGAAAGGCACAAGAAAATCAGCTGGTGCGAAGGCATACGCGGGACGCAAAACGGCCAAGAGGGCCGGGCAAAAGCCAGAAGCAAAACAGCGCCGGGCGTTGCAAAAGCAATGGCTGAACAGTGGGGGTAAAAAATGAAAACCGTACAGGAGATTATGGCTGAAAATGGCTCTTTGGCAAACATCGAGCGTTTTCAGACGATGCAGAAGTGGGATTACAAACGCAAGGTGGAGCACGCGCAGGAAATGGCCGAGGCGTTCTACTACTGGGCAAAAGAGCACGACAAAGGCGTGCATCTGTCCGTGGGCGGTCTGGATTCCATCACGCTGCATTACTTCTTAGAGAGCATCGGGCTGCCCGTTACATGCGTGTCCTGCTCCTCGCTGGAAGGCAAAGGCGTACAGCAGGTGCACAAGCAGATGGCAGCAGAGATGGAGACCGAATACAAAAACTGGATGGGCGATGGCGAAGCCCCGTCCTTCGTGTTCCTGAAGCCGTTGAAAAGCAAGGTGCAGGTCTTGCAGGAATTTGGCTGGCCTGTCATCAGCAAAGAAAAGGCAGGCAAGATCATGCTGCTGCAAAACCCGACAGAGCAAAACGCAACCGTGCGGCACGCGATCATCACCGGGGAAACCGGCGAATACGGCGGCTGGCAGAAAAACAGCCGGATGAAGCTGCCGCAAAAGTGGCTCGACCTGTTCGGCGGTGCCGATGCAGAGGGCGCGGCGCTTGGGTATCAGGCGGCCCCATTCAAAGTGTCAGACCGCTGCTGCTACTACCTCAAGGAAAAGCCCTGCAACGACTGGGCACGGGACCACGATAGTGTTCCCTATATGGGCCTTATGGCCAGTGAGGGCGGGCGGCGTGAAAAGAGCCTGAAGATGCACGGCTGCAACTACTTCGGCAAGACCACCACCCGAAGTGCACCTTTTGCCATTTTTGACCGACAAGACGTTTTGCAGCTTGCGCTTGACCTAGACGTGCCCGTTCCCGCCGAATATGGCGAGATCGCGAAAGACAGAGACGGCAAGCTGTACACCACAAAGGCACAGCGCACCGGCTGCACAATGTGTGGATTTGGCATCCACATCGAGGGCAGACCGCATCGGTTTGACATTTTGCGGGAGACCAACCCCAAAGAGTGGGAGTTCTGGATGAAGCACGTCTGCCGGGACGAAAACGGTAACTGGTACGGCTGGGGCCGCGTGCTGGACTATATCGGCATCGGCTGGGAAGATGTGCCGGAACAGGCCGTGCAGATGCACATTGATGATCTGATGGAGGATGTGAAGTGATAAAAAAATCATACACTGTTCTTCCTTGCCCAAAGTGCGGGAGCGGATGTATTGCGTGGGGAAAGAAAATCAAGTCAGTTAATCCGAAGCTCACAGTGCTGTTGGCCCCGGGAACTGAACTTTGTTGTTTGATGTGCAAGCATTACGCACCAACACTCAAGCAGTGGAACAGCGAGGAACGAAAGAAATGAACTTGACCCTCTACGGCGACCCGCGCACCAAGAAAAACTCTGCCCGCATTCTCAAAAGCCGCTCAGGCGGGCGCTTTGTTGCCCCTAGCAAAGCCTATGTGGATTATGAGACGGACTGCCTGCGGCAAATCAAAAGGCCGCGCAGCCCTATCTCTGCCCGCGTGAACGTGAGGTGCGTTTACTACATGAAGACAGCCCGCCGGGTCGATCTGGCAAACCTCATCGAGGCGACCACGGACATTCTGGTAAAAGCCCGCGTGCTGGAGGACGACAACAGCAAGATCGTTGCCGCCCACGATGGCAGCCGGGTGGAGCTTGATCGGAAGAACCCCCGGGTGGAAATTGAGATTGAAGAAATGGAGGAACTCAGATGACCCAAATGTGGGCGCTTGAAACTGACGCACCAAAGCCTGACAGCGGCGTGGACTACCGCACCGTCAAGGCGTGGTTTCAGCAGTGCCGCGAACTTGCGGCGGCTATCGAAATCCAGAAGCAAAAAATACAGCGCATCCGGGACGTGGCAGAAAAATGCACTCAGAGCCTGAGCGGGATGCCTGCGGGTGGTGGCAATGGGGACAAGGTGGGCTTCGCTGTAGAGCAGCTGGACACCGAGCGCCGACAGCTTCAGAGGATGGAGACGGACCTGTGCAATCTGCGTGTCGAGGCAACCCGGCGGGCATACTGCCTGATAGCCGAGCCGGAATGCGCCGAAGCGATTTGCGAGCACTATGTCATAGGCAAGTCTCACAAGGAAATCGCAAAAGAAGTCGGCGTATGTGGGGCAGAGGTGGTCTACCGGCGAATCAAACGCGGATGCATGGCTCTGGCCGAGATATGGGACGAGTTTTCTGACGTGCAAAGTGTACAATATGCACAAGAAAACACAGCATGATTTTGGCAGGGGTCGGCCCTTTTCAAGTCTGCAAGCTTAGATGTAAAATTTTAATAAGCGGTTCAGCGCTAAGCGGTGGCCGCTTGCCACGCAACTTCCAGAACGGTCCCTTCCTTGTGACAAATTTTCATGCTTTCCTGTTCTCCTTCACCGTTTTGCGGGCTGCTTCTATGCGAGGTTTGGGAAGCCACATAACGGGGCTGGCAGTTTTGTGGAACGGTTCGACTCCGTAACCTCGCACCGTATGGCGCATGGACTCATCCCCCACAAAGCTGCACGCTTAACCTCCCGTGCCACGAGAGAGCTTTGAATCCCCGAGGGTGTAAGTAGACTTCCCGACGGGATGTGCGTCAAACAACAGCCCTGGCGGAGAACCGGGGCTGTTTTATATGGCCGCCTGAGCGCAGTTTGGAGCGCGGCGCGTGTGTGTAGACACGGCTGGTTCGATTCCAAGGGCGGCTTTTTATATTCCCGTAGTTCAAGTGATGGAACAGCGGTCTCCAAAACCGCAGGCTGCAGGTTTGAGCCCTGCCGGGAATGCCAGTTGCGTGCCCTGTGAGGGGGCCGCGCAATAGCGGGGCATCCGGCCGCGAAAGTTCCGGATGCAGCAGCACCCACCGTTTTACGCCTGTCCGTCAAACTGAATGCACGGGTGCTGCTTATATGCCGTCATAGCTCAACTGGCAGAGCGCCGCCCATTTAAGGCGGGACAACGTTGGTGACACCACGGGAACATCACTGCACAGCCAACCATTGCGCACATCCATTCCGTGGGTGCTGGTTCAAATCCAGCTGGCGGCTAGCGCGATTTTAGAGTGTCCACTGTGGACGCTTTTGGAGAGGAGGCATACAAATGTTTGAGCGCTTGAAAGAACTGATTTGCGACATGGCAAAGTTTTTGACGCGTCTCGGCGCTGGCCTTATCCTCTCGGCCTTACCGATCAGCAACAAAGAAAGCCACTTTGTGCGCTATGCGCGGCGTTTCGGTTTCCGTGCAGACCACACAAAACGTGAGCCTCGGGCAGAGATCGGAGGCCGTGGCTGTATCCAAGGAGCACGGCCTGCTATCCGTGCGGATTAACCGCTGCTGATACAATACGATTAAAAACCGGCTTTTTGCATGATGAGCTCCATGCAGCAAGCTGGTTTTTCTTATGCCGCTTTAGCTCAGTCGGCCAGAGCATCCGGCTCATAACCGGACGTGTGCAGGTTCGAGCCCTGCAAGCGGCACATTCGATATTTTGACCGTTCGGATTTCCGGGCGGTTTTTCTTTTGCGTGAGTTTAGAGAGGTGGTGGCGGTGGGCGCACGGAGGCTGACAGATAAACAAAAAAAGAAGATCGTTGCGGACTATGTACAGCTCCAAAGCTACCGTGCAGCCGCAAAGCTGAATGACGTTTCGGACGCGACCGTCAAGAAAGTCGTAAAGGAAGACCCGGAGAGTGCGCGCTTGTGCGCACAAAAAAAGCGGGAAAACTCGAAGGACATGCTTTCTTACATGGAGAGCAAGCAAGGAGAAGCACAAGAGCTTCTCGGGCTGTACCTGAAGGCGATGGCGGACCCGGACAAAATCGCAGAAGCAACACTGCCGCAACTGTCAACAGCGTTCGGCACCATCGTGGACAAGTTTGCCATGCTGGGAGACCAGAGTAGCATAGAAGTCCCGGACGACGGGCTTGTGGAGGCACTGAGCGCCGCCGCAGACCTCAGCCCGCCGGATGACGTGGAGATGCTGCCAAAAGAAGAGGACGACAATGCGGAAAAGTAACGGCTTTCGCTGGAAAGCCCTCAGCCAGCGGCAAAAGCAGGTCCTGAGCTGGTGGACGCCGCAGAGCGCATACAGCGGCTACAACGGCATCATTGCCGATGGCGCCATCCGTTCGGGCAAGACCTTTGCCATGAGCTTTTCTTTTGTCCAGTGGGCCATGACCTGCTACAGCGGCCAGCAGTTTGCCATGTGCGGCAAAACTATTGCCAGCTTCCGGCGCAACGTGCTTGGTACGCTCAAGCAGCAGCTTGCGGCCCGTGGCTACAATGTCAAGGAGCACCGGGCAGAAAACTGCATGACTGTCAGCAAGGGCGGCAGAATCAACGAGTTTTACTTTTTCGGCGGCAAGGACGAGAGCAGCCAGGATCTGATCCAGGGCATCACCCTTGCCGGGGCATTCTTTGACGAGGTGGCTCTGATGCCGCAGAGCTTCGTCAATCAGGCCACGGCCCGATGCTCCGTCACCGGGTCAAAGTTCTGGTTCAACTGCAACCCGGGCAGCCCGCAGCACTGGTTTTATCTGGAGTGGGTGCGGAAATGCCGTTCCCGCAAGATGATGTATCTCCATTTCACGATGGACGACAACCTGTCACTTGCCGAGGACATCAAGGCCAGATACCGCAGCCAGTACAGCGGCGTTTTCTATCAGCGCTACATTCTTGGTCTGTGGACGGTGGCAGAGGGCCTTGTATATGACATGTTCGACCCGAAAAAACACGTCATTGACGTGCTGCCCGAGCTGTCTCCGAAAAGCGCCTATGTGGCGTGTGACTTTGGTACCCAGAACGCAACGGTGTTCCTGCTGCTCCAAAAACAGGCAGATGTGGACTGCTGGATCGTCACCCGGGAATATTACTACAGCGGGCGAGAGCAGAAGCGGCAAAAGACCGTGGGCGAGTATGTTGCGGACCTCAAGGTGTGGCTGAATGGCCTCAAGCCGGAAAGGATCATTGTTGACCCCTCTGCCCTGCCCTTGATTACAGAGCTGCGCAAGAATGGCTTTACCCAGACCCCCGCAAATAACGACGTCCTGAGCGGCATTCTGGACGTGCAGACCATGCTGCAGACCGGACGGCTGAAGATCTACAAAGGCTGCAAACACACGCTGGAAGAGTTCGGCGTATACGCTTGGGACCCGGATAAAGACGACGCCGTGCTGAAGGTCAACGACCACTGCATGGACGCTATCCGCTATTTCGTGCGCACAAAGCGCCTTGTAAAACTGAGGGATTGATTTTGAGCACTGTATACACATTCCAGACCTTCCAGCAGGCGCAAGCCGCCGGGGAACAGCCTGATTTCATCCGGCGCTTCGTGCAGCAGCACTGCAGTTCCGGACCTTACAGAATGGCGCTGGACGCTGATCTGTACGACGCCCAGAAAAACCCGGGGGCTGAACGCTTCGCGCAGGCTTACGCTTTGATGCTGAAACGCCTGTCCAAAAACACAAAGCAGGATGTCCTGCACCCCGATATGGTCAAGAGTAATCTTTTCCGGCGGCTCAACAAGCAGAGAGCCACATACTCCCTCGGCAACGGCGTGGTCTTTGCGGACGATAGCGTGGACAAGGACAGGCTGGGGCAGAACTTTGACGAGCAGATCCAGAAAGCCGGATATTTCGCCCTGATCCACGGTGAGAGCTTCGGATTCTGGAACAACGACCATCTGGTGGTTTTCAAGCTGACCGAGTTCGCACCCCTGTACGATGAAAAGACAGGCCTTTTGCAGGCGGGTGTACGCTTCTGGCGGCTGAATCCTGACACGGATATGCACTATATCCTGTACGAGCTGGACGGCTTTACCGAGTATACGGAAAGCAAAATCGGCAATGTGATGCAGGAGACAACACCGAAGCAGGCATACAAGAGCGTTACCGTTACCACACCCGGCGGCGGGCTGGAAAGCGTGGAGGGCGAAAACTACAGCGCTCTTCCCATTGTGCCGCTGTGGGGATCCGACCTGCACCAGAGCACCCTTGTGGGGCTGAAAGCCTACATTGACAACACCGATCTGGTGATGTCCGGCTTCTGCAATGACTTGCAGGACTTTTCGCAGATCTACTGGCTGTGCGAAAACTTCAACGGCATGACCGATGACGAGCTGCAAGAGTTCCTTGTCAAGCTGAATCTGTACCACATTGCAGGCGCAGACACCAGCGAGGGCGGCAAGATCACCCCCTACACCACCGAGATCCCTGTGACGGCCCGGCAGGCTCTTTTGGAGCTGCTCCACACCCGGGTGTATGAGGACTTCGGCGGTCTGGATGTGCACTGCGTCAGCGCGGACAGTACCAACGACCATCTGGATGCGGCCTATGAACCGCTGAACCAGAACGCGGACGACTTCGAGGCGCAGGTCAAGCCGTTCATCCGGCAGATCTGCGCACTGGCCGGCTTCGAAAACGCTATGCCGACATTTAACCGCAGCAAGATCACCAACACCGCCGAGCAGGTCAGCATGGTCATTTCCGAGGCAACCATCATCGGTCAGGACATGGCCATTGACCTGCTGCCCAACCTGACCCCGGAACAAAAGGAGCAGGCCAAGGCCGCGCTGATGGCTGAGAGCGCAGAGCGGGAGACCGTGGACGAGGAGGAAGACACCGATGAAAAAACCCGGCAAAATTTATGATCCTCTGGGAAGATTGATCGATGTGATGCTTTTTGTCGCTGATTTTGCCATTGTGGCTGGTTGCTTTCTGGCCGTTGCGCAGGCGATTGGCTTATGACCGACCGTGACCGCATTTCCACCCGGCAGCTGAACCGCCTGCGCCGCCGTATCCTCCGGGTGTACGGAACTGCTCGCCGGGAAATGCAGAAGCAGCTGACCGAGTTTCTGGAAAAGTACCGAGCTTTGGACGAGCGCAAGCGGGCGCAGATGGCTGCAGGCGAGATCACCGAGGACGATTACCGCATCTGGTTGCAAAATCAGGTCTTTCAGTCCGATTTGATGCACGCTAAGCTGGACGGCATCACGCAGACCTGCACCACAGCCCAAGAGATGGCCTACAAGCTGGCCCGGGACGAGCAATACAACATCTTTTCCTTTGGCGCAAACTGGGCTTTCTACGAGCTGGAACAGGCCGCAGGAGTGACGTTCGGGCTGACCCTGTACAACACCGAAGCGGTCAAGCTGCTGCTGAAAGAGAACCCCCGCATGGTGCCAAACAAGCGCATCAAGAGCGAGAGCAACCGCACCTATGACGCCCGGGTGTTCAACCGCTACGTCATGCAGGGCATCGTGCAGGGCAAGAGCGTCCACGACATTGCTGTGCAGGCCGTCAACGGTATGGCTGATACAGAGATCCACTGGGCCATGAACAACGCCGTTACGGCCCTTACCAGCGCCCAGAACGCCGGGGCTTTGCAGCAGATGCGCAACGCCCAGGCTTTGGGCATCGAGGTCAAAAAGCGCTGGAACTCTACCCACGACTACCGCACCCGTGAGATGCACCGCCTGCTTGACCAGCAGACGGCAGAGCTTGACGAGCCGTTTAAGGTCATGGGTTACGAGATTCAGCGGCCCGGCGACCCCAACGCAGCGCCGGAGATGGTTTACCACTGCCGCTGTGTGCTGTCCTCTGCGCTGGGCAGGTATCCCCGGCAGAACGCCATGCAGCGAGACAATGTGACCAAAGAGACCACACCCGTCATGGATTACACCGAGTGGTATAAAGCCAAAGGCGGTACAGAAGCCGAGCAAATGTGGCGGGCAGAAGAGCGCAAGAGAAAGAAGGGATGAACTGTGCCGTATTACCCGGTAGAAAACACTCACAAGGCGGTATTCCCTGGCGCTGGCAAATTTCACATGCCAATCATCAAGCCGGAAACGGACATCCGCATTGATAAGTTAGAATGGATTCCCTTCGACAAAATCCAGAAGACCAAACCAAGCGACAGAGCCGGACAAGGCGTCCATTTTTACTGCGTTGACCGTGCTTTTGAAGCTGTGTGGCGTCAACCTGACAGATACATCCCGCTTTTGCAACAGTTCGGTGCAGTATGTTCGCCGGACTTTTCTATGTACCGTGACCACCCGGAAGCGGTACAGATTTGGAGTATGTACAAACGGCACTGGCTTGCAGCTTACTGGCAGATGCACTGCATCAAGGTCATTCCAACTATCGAGTGGGTCTGGCCGGAAAGCTACGAGTGGTGTTTTGATGGCGAGCCAAGAAATGCCATTGTGTCCATTTCGTCGTGCGGCTGTATGCGCGAAAAGTTGGCAAAAACATTATTTACGATGGGCTGTCAAGAAGCTATCCGGCGGCTGAATCCTACACAAGTTTTGTGGTATGGCAAGCCGCTGCCTGACATGGATTTCAACGCAACCGTTATAAAATCTGAATACAACAAAGTAATGGGGAGGTATTACGATGGGCGGGTCCGGCGCAGCGAGTAAAAGCACAGCGAGTAAAAGCGCAAAGGCTGTTAAGGTGGCTGCTTTTAACGCAGCATCGCTGCCGATTAAGGGCAGCGAAAAACAGGTCGCTTGGGCGCAAGATATTATTCAGACCGCTTTTGATACGATTGATGTCAATATCAAGCGCATGGAAGAGCAGAACAAAAAAGAGATTGCAGGTTTCAAGCAAAGGCATCCGAGCAGCAAAATGACGGCCGAGCTCAAAAGCAGAATTACTGCGGACAATGACGCTTGGATTGCAGCTGCAAAAGAATACCGGAGCGCCAGCGCTCAAAACTTTTCCAAAATGAACGAAATCCCGGCAAAACAGGTCATTGACAGCAGATATAACTTCTCTGGAGAGATGATTTTAAGAAGCATCAATTACAACGCAGAACAAAAAAAGCGTAAGAAATAACCATGAAATTTAACTACGACATAAAATTCACCGACAACACCCCGCAGCTGCATGAGGCGCTGGATTCATGGGCAGAGCGGGTGCTGACCATCTGGGGCATGAAGGTGCAGGACTACGCCCAGCTGCTTGTGCCTACAGGCACGGCAGACAGCACGGGCATAGAGGGCTATGTGGGCGGCGCGCTCAAGCAGAGCTTGACCTACGCCGTAGACCTTGCAAAAAAGACCGTGACCATCGGCAGCAATCTGTTTTACAGCGTCTATGTTGAGCTTGGCACGGGCATCTTTGCCGAGAAGGGCAACGGACGCAAAACGCCGTGGGTCTGGAAGGACTTCAACGGCAAATGGCACTTTACCCGGGGTATGGCCCCACGCCCGTTCCTCCGCCCGGCGGTGGAGAATCACATTGACGAGCTGCGAGAAATCGCGGTGGAAGAAGGAAACGTGGAGGTATAAGTATGAGCAGAATTGAAGAGCTGGAAAGAGAGCGCGAAAACTTGCATTTGGAACAGCTCAAGCTCCAAAACAAAGCAAAAATTTGCGAAGTTCGGCAACTTGAAATTTCCAACGAAATCCGAGAACTGAAAATTAAGGATGATAAGGAAGCAAATACACGGCTTTGCTTCGAAATTGACGATACAAGAATCAAACTTCAGAAACTTTGTGATAAAGTTCTTGGCGAATCAAACGTGCATGTTCATGTGACACTCATCCCGTTAAAAAACAACCTCAAATTTCAAAATTACGAATTTGACTAAAAAGTTAATATTCAGCGGTTGGCGCACAGCGTCAGCCGCTTTTTTATGCCGTTTTCGCTCAATGGTAGAGCTGCTGATTTGTAACCAGCGGACGCGGGTTCGATTCCTGCAAGCGGCACCACGCCGGCAGCACGTCCGGAAAATAAACCTTATTGCCAAGCATGGCAGCCCGAGCATGGGCGGAAAGGACTATCACATGGCACTCAAAAGAGCTGACATCCGCACGATTCTGGAGAACCCCGAAACCTCCAACGATGACAAGGCAAAAGCCATTCTGGACGCCCTGCACAAGGAGACAGACGAACTCAAGGACCAGCTGGATGCAGAAAAAGCAGCCCGCACACAGGCCGAGAAGGACCGGGACGCAGCCAACGGCGGCAAGCAGGCCGCTGAACAGGAGCTGACCGACTACAAGGCCCAGCAGACCCAGAAGGACACCCGGGCCACGAAAGCAGCGGCATACAAGCAGCTGCTGAAGGACAATGGCGTGCTGGAAAAGCACTTTGACCGCGTTGTAAAAATGACCGGCGCGGACATTGATGCTTTGGAGCTGGACGAGAACGGCAAGGTCAAGGACGCAAAGAAGTTCATGGACAGCCAGAAAGACGTATGGGGCGACTTTGTGGCTACGACCACGACCACCGGCGCAAAGGTGGACACTCCGCCCACCAACAACAGCGGAGTCTCCAAAGAGGACTTCGCAAAAATGAGCCTTGATGCCCGTATCAAGCTCAAAAACGAAAACCCTGAGCTGTATCAGCAGCTGAGGAAAAAGTAAGAAAGTGAGGACATTTTATGGCAGATACTTTTGGCGGTTTCCCGTTTGATGTGGAAGTTTTCGGCGATTATATGGCCGAGCAGAACACCATCGACACCAGCATCGAGGCATCCGGCATCATCAAGGATGACACCTCTATCATGGGTCTCATCGGTGAAAAAGGCAATGTGGCAACCATCCCGTTCTATACCGAGCTGGATGCGACTGCTGATGCTCCCCTGAACAACGACGGCATGACCAACAACACCCCGACCGAGATTTCTGGCAACAAGCAGACCACTATGCTGATTCAGCGCATGAAGGCATGGAAATCTCAGGATTTCACAAAAGAGCTGACGGGAGCCGACCCGATGCAGCACATTGCAAATCAGGTTGCACACTACTACCGGCAGGTATGGCAGAACGTTACCATGAAGATTACGGACGCTGTTCTGTCTACTACGGACCTGAAGAAGCACATCTATGACATTACTGCCATCGGCGATGGCAAGGTTGCCCCGGAGTCTCTGATCTACGCCCAGCAGGCTGCTTTTGGAGACAAACAGATGTCCAACGGCTTGATGGTGATGAACTCCATCGTTTTTGCAAAGTACCTGGCTGCAAATCTGGTGGAATTTGAAAAGTACACCACACCCGGCGCACTTTCTCAGCCTGCAACGCTGGCCCGTATTGGCGGCATGGTCGTGATCCGAAACGATGCTTACACCACGACCAAGGTAACGGGGAACAGCGGTCAGGTCGATGCTTACAAGACATACATCATCGGCGAGGGTTCTTTCGTTGGTTGCCGTAAAACCAACTACGAAAACCCCTATTACACCGATTACGACCCCGAGGACAAGGCTGGCGTCCAGAAGCTGTACACCAAAGAGGGCCGAGTTATCCACCCCAACGGCATGAGCTTCAAACAGGACAACGTCAGCGGTGCATCTCCTACGGATGCTGAGCTGTCTGCAAAGGCGAACTGGGAACGCCGCATGAAGCTGGAGAACATCCGCATCGGCCAGATGCTTTCTCTGGGCTAAAAATTCGGAGGTGACTTTGCATGACCGTCCCTGAGCTGTGCGTTTACACACACAATTTTTTTGACCGGGCAGATGACCCCATTGCCGGGGAGTTCACCTTTGAGCTGGATACCGTGCCCGCCGGGGTAGTTCCGGGGCAGTATTTCCTTGTATGCGGATCCATCTTCAACGACGGCGTGCACAAGGCCGGGGACGGCGATCTGACCGCCGAGACCTTCACCGGGACGGTGCAGCCCATGCGCGTGCCGCCTGATTTTGTGGCGCTGGCTGAAAAAATCGACGCATATGACAAGGCACTCCCGGCCGGCGGCGTGTATGTGTCCCAGTCCTTTGCCGGGTGGTCCGGCACGATGGCTACAGGCGCGGACGGCCTGCCTGCAGACGGCAAAACCAAGTTCCGGGCCGAAATCAACCAGTGGAGGAAAATGTGACATGGTCAATCCGTTCACTGCATCCACCGTGATGCAGAGCTTTACCCAAAAATACCGTTTTCAGACCCGCAGCTATGAGCCGGACGGCGTGGGCGGCTTTGTTTCCGGCTGGACGGACGGCCCCGAGTTTGAGGCCGTGGAGCGCCACGACACCACCGTGGAAGCTCAGGTGGCAGAGCAGGCTGACACAGCATCCACCTACACGCTGCTTGTTGGCACCGGCGTGCCTCTGGCTTTCCCGGACTACGTCAAGCGGGTGAGCGACGGGCAGACCTTTCAGGTGACGAGCGCAGCCGATGAGGGCAGCGCCCCGGCAGAATCCGGCATGGGGCTGCGGGCCGTCAAGTGCAAAAAGGCGGTGCTGCCGTAATGGGACCGTCTGAGAGCATCAACCGGGCGCTGAACACTTTTTTCAACGGTTTCGGCGTCCCCGGCTACCTGGAAGACAACATCCCGCCCGGCGCAGAACTGCCGTATCTGACCTATCAGCCGACAATCCCCGGCGGCTGGAATGAGTCCAGCACCTTCCACGCCCGGCTTTGGTACCCGAGTGCCAAAGGCCGGACGCCTATTTTACAGACCGAAGACAAGATAAGCGCAGCCCTTGCAGATGGTTTGACCATCGAATGCGAGGGCGGCGCTATTCTTTTGCGCAAAGGCAGCCCGTGGGCGCAGCCGCTCGACAACCCGCCCGAGGGCTATCTGTGCGAATACCTTATTTTTGAACTTACACGGCTTGTCCCGTGAGAAAGGATCCTTTATGCCTGAAACTCTGGCAAAAAAGTTCGCGGTCAATGTGCTGACCCCGGATGCGTTCAAGAGCATCCCGAAAGGCTCCGGCAATCTGCTTTCCACATTTGACCTTTCCGCCCCCAAAATCGACAGCACCAATGTTGTATGCGCCACGCAGGGCGGCGTGACCATCTCCTACAGCAATAGCATGGAAGATACGCTGGCTGACATCGACAACGCGCCCACCAACACCAAGCAGGGCAACGAGGTCACCGGAACCACCGCCACCATCGCCTTTACCACTCCCAACGCAAGCCCCGACGTGCTCAAGCTGGCCATCGGCACGGCTGACATCGACGCGGACGACCCCACCCATGTGGTCCCCCGCATCGAGGCAGCTCTGAAGGACTACAGGGAGCTGTACTGGGTTGGCCCCATGATCGGCGGCGGCTTTCTGGTCTGCAAGATCTTCAATGCCCTTTCTTCCGGCGGCCTGAGCCTCAAGACGGCTCACCGCGGCGGCGGATCCATGCAGATCACTCTCACCGGCTACGCTGACCTGGAAAACCCCACTCAGGCCCCCATGGAATTTTACTCGATCGTCAAGGCCCCGACCGGGGACTAAGGAGGACATATGCGCAACATCATCGATCTCGACGGCACCGAATACCTCAAGCGCACCTATGAGTGTGCGCAGGCTTATAAAAAGTACGTGGCAGACTCCGGCGTGATGGACATTCTGGGCCGCGAGCCGGAGCTGACCGGCACGGAGACGGACGCAGAGCGGCTGGAAAAGCGTCGGGCGCAGGCTAACAAAAACGCTGTGGACATGACCAAGCTGCTTTACACGGACAAGGCAGACCTCACCCTCGGCATCCTGCCTCTGTTCGTGGTGCTGGACAAGGACGAGGAGCAGCCGCCTACCCGGGTGCTGGCCTCTGCCATGAGCCGGGCGCTCCGGGACGTGGATTTTATGGATTTTTTTCAGTCCTTGATGTGATCGGCGCGGACGGCTACCGGCGGTTGGCGTCCACCATCCGGCTGGATATGCTCCGGCTGCTGGGCAAGTCGTACATCATGGAGCATATCCGCGCCGAGGTGCGCAGGCATCAGGAGGCACAGCTTTTCCGGGACTATGTGGCCGATGCTATCGGACAGTATCTCGGCATCCAGCCCCTTTACTCCGGGCTTGCATCCAGGCATTTCCCCCTGTTGCGCACCAAAGAAGACACCCGCACGGCGGAGCAGATCACCGCCGAAAATGCAAAGGCCCTGGCAGAGCTGTGCGGAGGAGGTGAAACGCCCTGAATATTTTCAATCTGGAAGCAACTCTGTCGCTGGATGATTCCGCTTACCGGCAGAGCATCCAAAGCGTGCAGAACAGCACCAAAAAAGCTGTCACGGAGCTGGGCTCCGAGTACAGCAAGGCGGCGCAGAAAGTTGCCGAGCTGACAAAGCGGTACAACGAATCGGTTGAAAAGACCGGGCGCACCTCTGCGCAGACAAAGGAGCTGAAAGCTGCTTTGGCCTCTGCCCGGGCTGAACTGAAAGAGACCACCTCGGCCCTGAGGTCGGCCAACACCAACATGACGGAGTTTGGCGGTTCGTCTGAGACCGCCAGCGGCTCTCTCACCGGAGCCATCACCAAAGCCAACCTGCTTACCGGGGTCATCTCCAACGTAAGCTCCATGGCCCTGTCTGCGGCCAAGGATTTTATCCAGACCGGTATCCAGTATAACGCCCAGCTGGAAAGCTACACCACCGGCTTTACCAACATGCTGGGCAGCGCTGAGGCAGCCAAAGCGGCCATGGACGCCATTCAGGAGGACGCCGCCCGCACCCCCTTTGATGTGGCGAGCCTGACACAGGCCAACCAGCTGCTCATCAGCGCCGGTGAAAACGCGGGTTACTCCCGCAAGGTCATCATGGCACTGGGCGACGCTGTTTCGGCTACAGGCGGCGGCAATGCAGAGCTGTCCCGCATGTCGGCAAACTTGCAGCAGATCGCCAACGTGGGCAAGGCGTCCGCGATCGACATCAAGCAGTTTGCCTATGCGGGCATCAATATCTATCAGGTCTTAGCCGACTACACCGGAAAATCGGTGCAGGAAGTCCAGAAGATGACCATCAGCTATGATTTGCTGTCGCAGGCCCTTATCGCGGCCAGCGAAGAGGGCGGACGATACTACAACGCCATGGACACCCAAAGCCAGACCATGAATGGCCGGGTATCCACTCTGAAAGATAACGTGAGCCAGCTGGCGGGTCTTATGACAGGTGATCTGAGCAGCGGAATTGGCGTGGTCATCGGCAACCTGAACAATATGGTGGTGGCTGCGCAGGACGCTTACAAAAAGGATGGGTGGAAAGGTCTCGGCGAAGCGATTCTCGGCCTGGACAACCCGATCAGCACCATCATCAGCAGCTTTGGCAGGCTGGGTTCGGCGGCTGTAAGCGCTCTGGATAGAGCCAGTTACGCCCTAAACAAGGCCCTTGGCAAAAACGCCTACGCTGATTATGACAGCTACGAGGACTACCGCGCATCAACGGACCAGCAGAACTCCCGCGACCGCCGCAGGCAGGCAGCGCTAAATGGCGTTGGCATCAGCAACAAGAGCTGGTCTGAGCGGCAGGCTGAGCTTGCTGCTGCCGCTGGCTCCGGTGGCAGCTCCATCCCCACTGGCGGCAGCGGTGGGAGCTCTTCCAGCGGCAAGCCTGGCTCAAAGTCTGCCACCGAAACGGTCATTTCGTCTATCTCCAGAACGGCTACGACTACCACTCAGAATGCCCTCGGCACCGTGACCACCAGCATCCAGACTCTCACCGAAAAGGTCAAGGACAGCGCAGGCAGCATCAAAGACCGAATCACCGAGACCACCACCACGACCGGCAAGGAGATGGTCGATGGCATCGAGACCACCTATAAGCAGGTGGAGACCAAGGTCAACGGCGTGGTGACCAAAACCACAAAGACGTACGACGATATGTCGAAAACGCTGGCGGCCACCCTGACCCGCACCACCAGCAAGGTAGAAGGCGGCGTGACCACGGCGATTCAGGAAGTCACCAAAAAATACGCCGACAACACCGAACACATCGAAAAGACTGAGACCATCACCGAAGAAAACATCGTCGATGGCGTGGCCCGGACCACCAAAACCATCAACACCTATATCGACGGTGTGCTCCAGAATACCAAGGTCGACACCGAAGAGGCCGAAAAAAGCATCCAGGCTGCGCTTTCCCGCACCGAAAAGTATATCTCCGAGATTCAGGGGCAGTCTGACAAAGGCATTTTCGGGCTGGTGAAGTCCCTCTTTACCGACATCAAGAACAAAGACGGCAAGGCCATCGCCGGGGATGTGGTAAAGGTCATTTTCGGGCAGGTGACGCAAGAACAACGAAACACCATCCTGAAGTGGGCAGACGATGCGATGACCGCCATCAATGAGCACTACGCGCAGGGCGGCATTCAGGGGGCGCTGCAGAGCATTGCAGGCCTCTTCAGCAACGGCATCACCCCGGCGGTCAACGGCTCCACCAAAGAAGTGCAGAGCTTTGCCGCCGCCATGAAGGGCCTTTCCGGAACCGGAGGCTCCGGCGGCATCGTCAGCAGCATCCTCAAGCTGTTCGGCGGCGGTACGAAGGCTGCGGCGGCTGCCGGTGAAGCCGGGGCCGGGCAGGCCATTGCGTCCGCAGCGGGCGGAGCGGCCTCCTTTTTCCCGGAGTGCCTTGCCGTGCTGGCCGTCATTGCAGAGGGCGTTGTGGGCTTCAAGATGGGCCAGAACGCCCGCGCCCGCGAGGATTCTGGCGAAGAGCGCTCTCTGGGAAGCAAGCTCCTCTCCGGCGCGCTTCTGGCGGCAACCGGCCCTATCGGCTGGATCAGCTACTTCTTCGGCAAAAAGTTTGGCAAAAAGTCCTCGTCTTCGTCTGCTGCGGCAGAAAGCACCTCGTCTGGCGCCATGAGCTATCTGGACATTCAGGACGCCTACTGGTACGGCAACGAGCGGGCTTTTGCGGGCTACGACTACCGCAGCGACCCCTTTACCTACAACCCCAACAACAATTCCGTCCCCAAGTATCAGGCGGAGATACAGGCTCAGCTTGCAAAGCTGAGCGCCGTAGTGGAGCAGTATCTGCCTGATGTGGCAAATCAGCAGATCGTGCTGGATGACGGCACCATTGTGGGCGCTCTCGCCCCCGGCATGAACGACCAGCTAGGCCATATCCAGATGCTTGCAGAAAGGGGTAACTGAGATGTACGAGATTTTTGCGTATCCCTACGGTGACCCCGAAAACAAGCTGACCGTATATCAGCCGGGCAACCGACAGGCTGTGGTGCTGTCGCCCAAGCTTACCCGCGAGGTGAGCAAGGGCGGCAGCCTTACTTTTACCATGCTGCGCACCCACCCCTGCTACGAATCCATGCAAAAGATGTCCACTGCTGTGGCGGTGCATCAGGACGGCAAGGAGATATGGCGGGGACGGGTACTCAGCCACGAAGCCGACTGGCTCAACCGCCGGGTCATCTACTGCGAGGGAGCTCTCAGCTATTTTAACGACAGCTGCATTACCCCCTTCAACTACGAGGGCAAGCTGAGGGATTTTTTGGAATACCTCATCAAAGCCCACAACTCCCAGATCTCCGGCGGCGACGGTTACGAGGAACAGACCAGCTACGACAAAATGAAAAAGTTCGAGCTGGGCAGGGTGACTGCCGCCCTCGGCGACCTCGTGGTGAGCTACGGCGACCGCAACCAGTACGGCGTTGGCGAGGACTACGGCAGCACATGGGACATCATCAGCAAAATGGTGCTCAAGACCTACGGCGGCTACGCTTACTGCACCTATAACTCCACCACCGGCATGAACGTGCTCAACTACTGCGACCAGGCATACGAGGCTGACCGGCAGACCGCCCAGAACATCGAATATGGCGTGAATCTGCTGGATTTTACCGAAAAGACCGACACCAACGACCTTTTTACCCGCATCTGGCCGATGGGCAACAAGCACACTGTCGAAGAGACCAAGACCCAGTGGAAGTACAAATTTCTCTGGTTTAAGTGGGGCTCGACTACCGTGACGACCGGCACCCACGAAGAGCGCTACGGCATCAACGGCACGAGCCAGAGCGCCGTGGACAAGTACCTCCCGAAAAAAGGCTACAGCTGGAATCGGGAGTACGGGTGGATACAGAACGACGAGGCCGTAAAAAAGTTTGGCGTGGTCTCCAAGATCAGGGAGTTTGACACGGACAGCAGCGACGCCACCTTTGCCGCCGCAGTGCAGGACCTGGAAAAGAACGACCTCATGACCATGAGCTATGAGGTCAAGGCCGTTGACCTTGTGGACGCGGGCTATGATACCGAGCGGCTGACCTTTGCCAGCTTTGCCCATATCATCAGCAAGCCCCACAGCATCGACGTGATCATGCTCTGCACCAAGCTGGTGGAGCCGCTCGACTACCCGGAGAAGAAGGAGTACACCTTTGGCATGACCCGGCGCACCCTCACCGACCGGGCCGTGGCAAATCTGGGCGTGACCAACGAGCTCTCCGAAAAGACGGCATCCACCAGCCGGTATGCAGGTACAACGCAGATAGACACCACGCAGGCAGGCAAGACGGCCAGCGATTTCATCGACTATGCCCCCGCCTCCGGCATGACCGTCGGCCACGCCAGCATCACGGCCAACATCCATTTCGGGACGGATGGCCTGACCTTCTCCGGCGTGAAAAACGGGACCGAACTGCAAAGCTGGTCGGGCTCCACCTTTGCGGCCCAGACCACGAGCACAGACCTCTCCGGCTATGCGGCGGTGCTGCTCACCTACGACGGAGACGCCGCAGCGTGGGCTGCCGCCGGGGGCATGGGTCGGGCCTTTGCGGTGCTGCCGGTGAACGGCAAGACATACTCCATCCTCTTCCCCGGCGCTCTGGCCCAGCGGCGGGACGTCACGGCGTCCAAAAGCGGCGTGACCTTTGGCAGCGGATACCGACAGACGGCGGCAGGCGCATGGGTGCAGGATGATACGGCCTGCCGCCCAGAGGCGCTGCAGGGCTTTATGTAAAGGAGCGTGATTTTTATGGGCAAGCTCATGGGGGCAAAAATCGGCTCTCTGCACACCTTGAACGACCTCGGTCTTTACCTGTTGGTTGGCAGCCCGCTCATCTCCGGCGCAGAGCCGGACAAAAAGCTTGTGCAGGTGCCGGGCGGCGATTTCCTGCTCGACCTCACCCGGGCTGTGGACGGCAAAGTACACTACCTCCAGCGCACCATCCGGCTTGACCTCAAATGTAAGGCTCCGCCGGATGAGCGCCGCAAGGTGCAGAGCGTCCTCGAAAACGCCTTGCAGGGGCAGTGGCTGCGCTGCGTACTGGACGAGGACCCGGCCAACTTCTGGTTGGGCCTGTGGACAGTGTCGCCACAGAGCAGAGACCGGCATACCGGCACTTTTTCCATCACCGGCACGTGCAATCCCTACAAGTACAATGCCACCGCCTACGCGGGTGCAGACTGGCTGTGGGACGATTTTTATTTTGATGAGGACGTCATCTATGACGAGCCTACGGAGGTAAAGAGCCTGTGAACAAGACTTTTGAAGAAAACATCAACGACGTCCGCAAGGCAAAGCGGGGCGTCGAGGTGCGGGAGGCTATGGCTGAGAGCCTTGAGTATGTGGAGGGCTTTGCCGCCACCGCCACCCAAAAGGCAGAGGAGGCCGCAGCCAGCGCCAAAACTGCCGCCGAGGCCAAGGAAGCCGCCGCTGCCTCTGCCCGGACCGCAGAACAGCAGGCGGGCATTGCCACGCAGCGGGCCGAGACTGCCACGCAGCAGGCCGAGGCCGCCGAAAGCTCCAAAGCTGCCGCCGAAGCGTCCGCCAAGAGGGCAGAGCAGTTTGCCAAGGAGACTGAGGGCCGCGTCACCACCGACCCCACCCTGACCGTCAAGGGCGCTCCCGCGGACGCCAAAGCCGTGGGCGACCGCATCAAAGCTATCAAAATCGAGACCGACAAGACCCTCACCCTCTCCGGCGCGGCGGCGGACGCTGCGGCGGTGGGCGGCATCGTGCTGCCCCGGGTGGTGGTGCAGACCGAAGCGGGCAGCTCCATCGTCCTCTCGGACGGCGAGAAGAGCGTGAGCGGCGTGGCGGCCGACGGCAGCTTTTCTGCGGCCCTGCCCCATGACGGAGAATGGACCGTCACCGCCACTCTCGGCACCGGCACGGCCACGGAGACGGTGCAGGCGGAGTATTGCCGCACCAAGACCCTGACCCTGACCTACTACACCCTGACCGTGACGGTCAAGGCGGGCAGCACCGTCACCGCCCAGTGCGGAGACAAGACCGTGACCGGCAAGGTGCCGGAGAGCGGGAGCATCAAGCTGTATCTGCCCATCGCTGGCACATGGACCGTGACGGCCACGCTGGGCGACGAGACCACCGAGGGCAGCGTGGAGGTGAGCGAGTACAGGGATTATCCCCTTGAGCTTACCTACGTCCACATCTACGGCGCGAGCTGGGACGGCACCAGCACCACCAAGTGGAGCCGCACCGACGAGGCAGCGGAGTTTACCGACCCCGTGCCGTATGTCGCGGGCGCAAGCAGCTATGGCAGCCCTTTTGACAACTTGCAGCCCTGGGCGGGCATGACCGTTAGTGAGCGCACCGGCGGCACGATGGTGGCTATCCCAAAGTTTTGGTACAAGCTGGAGCAAAATGGCGCTGGCATGACCATCCAGATCGCCGACCGCGCGGTGGAGGGCTACAGCGTCAGCCCCGCCCACATGGACAGAGGTGACGGCCACGGCGAGCGGGATGTGGTGTATATCGGCAGATACCACTGCAACGGCACCTATAAGAGCGGCACCGGCAGCCCCAGGGCGAACATGACCCGCTCTTCGGCCCGCTCCGGCATCCACAATCTCGGCTCGACCATCTGGCAGAGTGATTTTGCTATGAGGTTTACGCTCTGGCTGCTGTACATCGTCGAGTTCGCCGACTGGAACAGTCAGGCAAAAATCGGCTATGGATGCAGTCCGAGCAGCAACACCTTCGCGATGGGCTATACCGACTCGATGCCCTACCACACCGGCACCAATCAGAGCAGCCGGACCACCTACGGCGGCACGCAGTACCGCAATATCGAGGGCCTGTGGGATAACGTGTGGGACTGGTGCGATGGCTGCTACTACAACTCGAGCGGCCTCAACATTATCCTCAACCCCGCAAACTTCAGCGACAGCAGCAATGGCACGGCGGTGGGCGTTCCGTCCAGTGGCTGGCCGTCCGCTTTTACCGTCAAGACGACCGGCGGGTATCCGCTCTTTATCCCTACGGCTGCAAGCGGCAGCGACAGCACTTACTCGTGCGATTACTGGGGCTTCAGCTCGTCGTACCCCTGCCTCTACGTTGGCGGTTACTATAGCCAGTACGCCAGCTATGGTATGTTCTACGTCGACTGCGACACCGCGTCGTACTACAGCGGGTACATCGGCTGTCGTCTCCAAGAACTCCCCAACGGGGGAGTCTGAGGGGGCCGCAGCCCACTCAGATGATTGCGCCGTAAGGCGCTGAACTTTATATGGGACTGTCTGTGCATTGCCGGTGTTTTTTTGTTCTCAGGCCTCGTGCGATTACTGGAGCTTCGGCTCGTCGAACCCCTGCCTCTACGTTGGCGGTTACTATAGCCAGTACGCCTACTATGGTATGTTCTACGTCGACTGCAACACCGCGTCGTACTGCAGCGGGAACATCGGCTGTCGTCTCCAAGAACTCCCCAACGGGGGAGTCTGAGGGGGCCGCAGCCCACTCAGATGATTGCGCCGTAAGGCGCTGAACTTTATATGGGACTGTCTGTGCATTGCCGGTGTTTTTTTGTTCTCAGGCCTCGTGCGATAACTGGAACTTCAGCTCGTCGAACCCCTGCCTCTACGTTGGCGGTAACTATAGCCAGAACGCCAACTATGGTATGTTCTACGTCAACTACAACACCGCGTCGAACTACAACGGGAACATCGGCTGTCGTTTCCTTTTTGATTTTATCCAACCTCACATTTTACGGCACAGGCAGCCGCACACCTCACGGTGAAGATAGGCATTTTGGGAGCGGGCTAGTACACCCCGCAAGGGGCGCTGGAACGTCCGTACAGCTAAAAGGAGGTGTCCCATGAAGAGAGCTGGAAGGCTCTTTGATACGCTAATCTCAGAGGATAATCTGTTACGCGCCATCGACGAAGTGAACCGCACCCACCACTGGAATCGAGGCCACAAGCCAAACACCTGTACGGCGTGGGTGGAAGAGACCAAGCCGCAGCGGGTGGAAGACCTGCGGCGAATACTCGTCGGCGGCTTTGAGCCGAAAAAGCCCCATGTCAGCCAGCGGTGGGACGCCAACGCCCGGAAGTGGCGCACCATCAGCGAACCGGCCCAGTGGCCCGACCAGTACGTCCACCACGCCCTCATCCAGGTCTTGCAGCCGAAGATGATGCAGGGGATGGATTTTTACTGCTGCGGCTCCATCCGGGAGCGCGGGCCGCACCGGGAAAAGAACGCCATCCAGCGATGGATGAAGTACGACCGCAAGGGGACGAAGTACGAGTTTTGCGGTGACATCCGCCACTTTTACGACAGTCTGACCCCGGAAGTCGTCATGGACCGGATGCGGCAGCTCTACAAGGACCGCCGTGTCCTCGACCTCATCCGGCGCATCATCCGGGACGGCGTAAAGCTGGGGACGTACACTTCCCAGTGGTTTGCCAACGCCGTCTTACAGCCCCTCGACCAGCTCATCCGGGAGAGCGGGCTGTGCAGGCACTACGCCCGGTATATGGACAACATGACGGCATTCGGCCCCAACAAGCGCAAGCTGCGCAAACTCCGCATCCTTGTGGAGAGCTGGCTGAACGCCCACGATCTGAAGCTCAAGGGCGACTGGCAGGCGTTCCCGGTGGCAAGGAGACAGCCGAAGACGCCCCTTGCCCCGCCCCGGCGCGGCTTTGCCCGGGCGAAAGGGCGGCTGCCGGACGCCGTAGGCTACCGGTACGGGAGAGGGTACACCATCCCCCGCAAGCGGAATCTGCTGCACATCAAGCGGGCGCTGGCGCGGTATCGCAAGCGCAGGCGGCGGGGCAAGCCCATCACGCCCAGAGCGGCGGCAAGCCTGCTCTCCCGCCTCGGGCAGCTCCGGCACTGCAACAATTATCATCTCTATCAATGGCTGTTTCGGGGAGAGCGGGTCGTCCGCGACCTGAAGCACGTCGTCCGAGAGCATCAAAGAAAGGAGAACCTGACGTGGAGTACGTTTTTGGCACAAAGGGCGGCGCTGAAGTCCTCAAGACCGTCGGCGACGCTCACACCAGCCTGACTGGCTATCACCAGCTTGAGCGGGAGTATCCCGACCAGACCATCACCGACAGCTTCCGCGTTGTCCGCAAACTGCGCAGCGCGGAGGACGCGGAGGGGCGCTGCTATGACTGGTACGAAATCGACCACCACTACCGGATGACCGACAAGACCGGCCCTTTGGCAGAACGGGCAGCGAAGACCGCTGCGGAGATGGAGGACGCCCTGTGTGAGCAGGACGCGGCGACCGATGAGCGCGTGAGCGCTCTGGAGGATGCCGTCTGCGAGCTGGATGCAGCAGTCAATAAGTAAGGAGGTACAGTATGGATAAAATTTGGGCAAACAGACTGGTCGCAGGCACCAAGACGTGGGCAGAGATGCCCGCAAGCCGCCGCGCCGGTGTCAAGCGGGAGCTGGCCAAGCGGGTGGCCGAGGGCGAGATCAACCCTGAGCAATACAAGGAGATCACGGGGGAGGACTACTACAATGGATAAACTGCTGGAGCTGCTGGAAAAGCTGGTGCGGGCCATCTTTGGCCCGGGGGACGAACAGGACATGGGCGAACCTGAGCCTACGCCCCAAGCCCCCAAGGCAGAGGCCGTCACTGGCTGGGAGGGAGGCCCGCCCTACCGGTACATCGACGTGAGCCGGTATCAGGGCCTTATCGACTGGGCGCAGGTGGCAGCGGCGGGCTACAAGGGGGCGATGCTCAAGACGGTGAGCACCAATCACAAGCTCTCCAAGCGGTCGGACGGCCTGTATATCGACCCGACCTTTGAGACCAACTACCGTAACGCCCGGGCTGCCGGGCTGGACGTGGGCGTCTACTACTACACCTACGCCACCAGCGAGGCGATGGCCGACGAAGAGCTTGCCCTGCTGCGTCAGGCGCTGCGGGGCAAGGAGCTGACCCTGCCGGTGGCGGTGGACGTGGAGGACAACAAGCTCAAGCCCATGAGCACCCTCAACCTCACCAACCTGACCGCCTACGCGCTGGAACAGGTGGAGCGGATGGGCTTTTACGCCCAGCTCTACACCTACACCGGTTACAAGTATGAGCTGGACATGGCGAGGCTGTCCTCTCGGTGGGACATCTGGCTGGCCGACTACACCGGCAAGACGCCCAACGTGACGTTTAACTACAACGCCCACCAACACACCAGCAAGGGCAGCGTGCCGGGCATCTCCGGCAACGTAGACCTCAACGTCACTACCCTCAACTATCCGAAAATCATCCGCAAGAAGGGCCTGACCCGTCTCCGGGAGGGCGCATGAGCGAAGCAGTCATCGTAGCCATTATCACCGGCGGTCTGAGCCTGATCGGCGTGATCGTCTCCAACAACCACACCGCCCAGAGCATGGACGCCAAGCTGGACAAGCAGCAGGCGGTGACCGAAACCAAGCTGGAAGAGCTGACCCGGGAAGTCCGGACACACAACAATTTCGCCCAGCGCGTCCCGGTGCTTGAAGAACAGATGAAGGTGGCAAACCACCGCATTGCAGACCTCGAAAAAGAGAGAGGAGAGTAATACATGGCAACGATCAATAACATTTTGGGCGTTATCCCTGCCCCGGTGGCGGCAGTTCTGATGCTGGGCGGCTTTATTTTCTACGCCCTTGGCTGCATCCGGCTGGGCTATGGTGCAGCGGTAAAGCCTCTGGTGCTTGACCTCATCGAGCGGGCCGAGCACGAGATACAGGGTACAAAGCGGGGCGCAGAGCGCAAGGCGTGGGTCGTCAAGATGCTCCGGGCCGCTCTGAGCGCCAGCAAATACGGCAGGCTCATCAGCTGGGCCATCACCGATGAGACCATCGGACGGGTGATCCAGTTTTTCTTTGACCGCATGAAGGCGGCGCTGAGTAAGGAGTAAGACTATGAGCAGCACTACATATTCCAAAAAGTGGCCCAAAACGGCCATTTTAGCAAATGAGTTCAACTTTTTAGCTGTTAAAAGTCGAACTCATCACCATTTTGGTAACGTCAACAAACTGGTGACGTTTTGTCACCGGTTTGCCGCGCTTGGCACTATGGTGCGCAACGCCGGACAGCTTCCGCAGCCTTTTTGGCTCGGTGCTACCTGTGGCGGCGGCTCGTGTAGTGCTGCCCGCTGCGCTGCAAGGACTTGACCGACAGCAGATGACCGCCGCAATCAAAAACGCACCGCTTGGGAGGGTAGACCGTAAGATAGCCTTACTGCGGTACGTTGAGCGGCTTCCGCTGCCGGACATTGCAGCACAGACACATTACAGCAGGACAGCGATAGGCTACCGGCTGAAAGGCATTGAAAAAATGCTGAATGTGTGATATACTGTTTATACCGTCCGAAGTAGAGTACACACACTTCGGAGAAATGTGTACAGAGAGCCAGCGGAAGAACGTTTACCCGCTGGCTTTTCTTTTTGCATGAATTGTGGTATAATAACATCAACAAATCCTCCCGGCCTCTCGAAGAAGCGCATTAGGGCGGATATTTGAAACCCCCGGTGTTCCGTTTGGAGCATCGGGGGATTTTTTATTTTTTGGGACATGGAAGCCCGGCAAGTCTCCATCCCTTATAACTTCGTACCAGGCGTTTCCGGGAATATACTCCACGCATGGAGGATGCAATCGCCCGGAAACTGCTCGATATTCACATAGCAGCTATATCATGCGGCTCACCCCTGCAAATCAGCGATGGTAACGCCGCAAGCGGCTGCGATCTTTTCGAGGGTAGACACTCTTGAGACTGCCTTGCCGGACTCTGCATGTTGAATGGTTGCAGTGGACAGCCCGGTTTTTTCTGCCAAGGCCCGGATGGTTAATCCTGCGCTTTCTCTGGCGGCCTTGATTTTGACGGCAGACACGCCAAGCGTCTTGTAATCGGGCGAGTTATACCCAATCATGAACAACCCTTGCTGTTCCATCGGCAACGCCTTGAGCGAATAGCTTTTCTCTGCATCCTCAATGTCAACGTCCTTCAGGACGTAGGAGCAGGCATTGTCAAGTTCCGGGGTCATTTTATGGAGCTTGTGCGCCAGCGTAATCTTCATCGTTACGCCACGCACAGGGAATCTCGTTGCGTTGTCAAGGTCTGCCTGATTTACATGGTCAGGGGTGCAGGCTTCGTCCAGTAAGTGGTACAGCTTGCCGAGATTGCGGATGGTGTTGTTTTCCATAGTGTCCTCCTACTCGTTACTTGTTCAGCATATCCATCACGGCGTTGTAATGCTTTTCGTGTTCTTCGCCAACAGCAAGCTCTTTTTCGACTTTTGCTTTCTGATAGGCCCGCTCTTCGCCGTAGATTTCGCTCTCGATTTCATCGGGGATCTCGACGAATGCCTGCTGCTTTTTGCCATTGGCCATCACATACACGCCGAAAGCGTAATGCACGTTCTCCGGCCAGCGCCCGATCTGCTGCTTGTAGGCACCCGCCTTCATTTCCTGCCCATTCACCAGCAGGGAATTGATGGTGTACTGCCACTTATGGCAAGGGACTGTAACCTCGTTGCCTTCGTTCCAGAGGGTTTCTTCGGTGATGACCTTTTTGTCAATGTCGAGTTCGATTTTTGCGCCGCGGGCGGTATTCCAAGAGTATTTCATTTTTTGTCCCTCCATTTGTGTTTCCTTCTGACGCCATCATTATACCACAAAACTAATACAAGTGATACAGGCATAGTCACCAGACTTTGCCTTATTTTTTGTCTATTTTGTATCAGTTGTATTAGTTTTGGCTAGGTCGCAATCAAACTCTAATCAAGATTTAATCAGGCGTTTTTGTCCTTCGTTATGCGTTCGTTGTCTCTTAACTCTCCTTAAAAAGGTAAACTGAGCGCAAAGGGAGGTAAGCGCCAATGTGGAACAAGTTCAGCCCGAACCCTCACGGGGGCAGCGTGGGTGATTGCGCCGTGCGCGCGGTAGCAGCAGCCACTGGGCAGAGCTGGGAGCAGGCCTACATTGGATTGGCGCTGACCGGCTTTGCTCTCGGCGATATGCCCAGCGCCAACCGCACATGGGGCGCATACCTCCAAAAGCACGGATTCAAGCGCCGCCTTGTCGAGGCGGACTGCACCACCTGTTACACGGTGGCAGATTTTGCCCGGGAGTATCCGCACGGCGTGTATGTACTGGGCTGCTCCGGCCATGTTCTGGCCGTGGTCAACGGCGACTGGCTGGACAGCTGGGACAGCGGCGCAGAATGCCCGATCTACTACTGGTACAAGGAGGACTAAACGATGCCAATCTATAGCGGATACCCACAAGTGTATTACCCGCAACAGCCGCAAGGGCAGCTTGAACAGCTCAGGGCAGCACAGTACCAGCCCCAGCCCGTCATGATGCCGACAATACAGGGGCAGGCCGCACCGACTGACAGCGGCTTTATCTGGGTACAGGGCGAAGCGGCAGCCCGGGGCTATCTGGTCGCCAACGGAAGCCGGGTGCTTTTACTGGATGCCGATTCCGATACCTTCTACATCAAAGAAGTGGGGCAGGACGGCAGGCCGTTCCCGCTCCGCATCTACGACTACAAGGAACGCACCGGAGGCCCCAAAGCGTCGATTGCAGCCACGCAAGCCGCAGGCGGGGAGTATGTCACCCGCAAGGAGTTTGACGCGCTGGCGGCAAAGCTGGCGGCGTTGGAGAAGCAGGAAGCACCAGAGCCGGAAAAGGAGAGCTAAACGATGAGCAGCAGCTTGTATAACTCGATGGGCCGACAGACCCAGAACCCCATTGGTGGGCAGTTTCAGCAGTTTATGGACCAGATGCAGGGGAAAAACCCGCAGGAGATGATAAACCAGATGCTCACATCCGGCCAGCTCTCACAGCAGCAGCTCAACGCCATTCAGCAGCGGGCGCAGCAGATTGCGCCGATGCTCAACGGCATGAAAAACATGTTTGGATTCTGAAATGCGGCCGCATTTAGAATAAATTTCAAAATCTAACGTAAAGGAGTAAAACTATGTCTCTTTCTTCTGATAGCACGGTTCTGACCATGCCGGTACAGCCTGCCAACGGTTACAGCAACGGCCTCAACGGCTGGGGCGGCGACTGGATGGGCTGGATCGTCCTCTTTCTGATTTTCGGCATGTTCGGCTGGGGCGGCATGGGCGGCTTTGGCTGGGGCGGCGGCATGGGCATGGGCGGCGCTTCGCCTTATATGACCAGCGCTGTCACACAGGCAGACCTGCAGCGCGGCTTCGACAACCAGAGCGTCATGAACAAGCTGAACGGGCTGGAAAGCGGCCTGTGTGATGGCTTCTATGCCATGAACACCGGGATGCTTCAGGGCTTCAACGGCGTGCAGCAGGGTCTGAACGGCGTCACCAACGCCATGCAGCAGGGCTTCAACAGCACCAACGTTGCACTGATGCAGGGTCAGAATGCTCTGGCTACACAGCTGGCTGACTGCTGCTGCAAGACCCAGACCGCGATCCAGGGAGTCAACTACAATCTGGCCACGCAGGAGTGCGACACCCGGAACCAGATGCAGCAGGGCTTCTGCGCAACGCAGAACACCATGAACAACAACACCCGGGACATCATCGAGAATCAGAACAGCAACACCCGCGCGGTGCTCGACTTCCTGACCAATGATAAGATCGCCACCCTGCAGAGCGAGAACAACGAGCTGCGCCGGGCAGCTTCTCAGGATCGCCAGAGCGCGTTCCTGACCACCGCGATGAACGCGCAGACCAACCAGATCATCGGGACTCTGCAGCAGAAAGCTCCCGTGCCTGCCTATCAGGTGCCCAACCCCAACGCCATTTACTATGGCTGTGGGACCGGCTGCGGCAGCTGCGCATAACCAAATCACGGCAACTGACTGCAAATTGTAGTCTGTTCAGCCCCTGAGCTGATTTTGCAAACCAGAGCGCCGGGGCAAAAGTCCCGGCGTTTTTTTATGAAAGGAGCCGATAAAATGGCTGAATTTAGCAACTCCAACACCGTCACGGTGGCGGCGGGTGAAAACCTTCCCCTGACCGAGACCGCCGTGAAAGCCCCCGCCTGCATCATGCACCGTGAGGGCAGCGGCCTCGTGACCCTGCGCGGCCTGACAAACCAGTGCAAAGCCCGCTTCAAGGTGAGTTTTGGCGGCAATATCGCCGTTCCCACCGGCGGCACTGTGGGACCCATTTCCGTGGCGCTGGCTGTCGGCGGTGAGTCGCTGACCAGCGCGACCGCGATTGTCACCCCGGCGGCAGTCGAAAATTACTTCAATGTTTTCGTGGCTGCGTTCATCGAGGTGCCGCGTGGCTGCTGCGTGACCGTGGCGGTTAAAAACACCAGTACGCAGGCAGTCGGCATTGCAAACAGCAATCTGATCGTTGAGCGGGTAGCATAAGAAAGGAGATAAAGTCATGCTGGATAAACTGAATCATTTGAAGGATGAGATGTGCGACGAGCTCATGGAGCTGACCGACAAAAAGAACCGATCCCCGGGTGATGTTGAGATGATCGGCGAGATCGTAGACATCATTCTGGACATCCACCGCATCGAGGACTACTGCGAGGGCGGCGAGTACAGCCGTGCGGGCGAGTGGGAAGCCGATATGCGCGGAACCTTCGGCCGTGATGCCGGAAACGGTTACAATCGGGGCAACAGCTACGCAAACCGAGGCCGCCACTATGTGCGCGGGCATTACTCCCGCTCCGATGGCCGTGAGCGCATGATCTCTGACATCGAGGACATGATGCAGGACGCCACCGGGGCAGAGCGCGACGCCTACAAGCGCGCGGCAGACATCCTGCGCAACGCATAAGAAAGGAGGACGGCAGGCATGGACATTGACGAGATCAACGAGCATATCCGCAAGCTCAAGTGCGAGGAAACAAGCTGGCAGAGTGTCAATAAGCTTGCCGCCCTCTGCACCGTGAGGAATGAGCTGGAAGAAAAGCAGGCACCGGCAGAAATGCAGACTCAAGCGCTGCCTCCCGCGTCGTACCCGGCGGCATACTCCGCAAAAGCAAATCCGCAAAGCGAGTTCGTGGAAGCGGCCAGCGCCGCGCCCTTTGGAGGCTTGATGGAAGTGCTTGATGAGCACATGAGCGCCATAAAGCTTGCATACCCGAAAGAGTATGAGTTGGTCATGCGGAAGATAACCGCATTGTAAAACGACACAAAATGTGTTATTTTTACATACAGCCAAAACTTGAAAAGTTGAATTTTTAAGTTTAATAAGCTAACGTAAGGCTAACAAACTTTGAATTTTTATCGATAAATGGTAAAATAAAACTGATTTGTAATCAGTGGGTTGCAGGTTCAACTCCTGTCACCAGCTCCAAAAA